CATCAAGTTTATCACATCATCAGTGTAGTCAACATCAAGTTGTCCTTGTCTAAATTTATGTCCTTTCTCCTCATCTGAATCATAGGGTAAATCATCAAGTGAGCAAACTTCAAAAATATAATCAAGTAAAGCTTCAAAAATACGATCTTCAGACCATCCCAATTGATATCTAAAATCTCGCACACCATTCACTTCATACCAAGTTTGACCATCATCATCAACATAAGATAAAGGTTCGCAATGTTTTCTCACACGCTTCCACTGTCTCTTCGGGTACATATAATTATAAATCACATATCCCAGAGACGGTAGAACTACGAGTAATCCAACAGCAAACTCCCACTTATGATCAGTCAGAAACTTCTTTGTCCTTTCAATGGCTGATGACATTGATGGCATGGCAGGTAAATTACAAGTTATGTAATCTTCCCTCCAATGCCGCCAATCCATACCACGATACGGATCTCTCTTCCACATCCAATCGGTCAAACCTTGTGCTCTAATCAACGGTGCATCTTCATTCTCATCATCAGAATCTTCAATCAAAGGTTCATGCCTCACATCATTTGCTGCATCTCGCGCAGCATATGTTGCAAGTGCACTTCCAAAGTTTAAAAACTCTTGACGATTTGTCCGAAGACCATCTCGCATTTTCTCAAACAATTGTGCATATGTCAAATCTCGTTCTACAGCTCTTCCTGAAACTGGATCAATTATATCAAATATATAGACATTAGTATTTAATGAGTTTTCGAGTGCTAACTCTCTTCTCAAACGATACCATGTACGTCCATTATCTGTATAACGTTCACCAAATTCAGGCTTAACTTTAACTTCAACTTGCATATCAATTCTTCTACGAAAAGCTGCAGGATCACGCAAAATATTATTTAAATTAGGATTCCTATTATTATCAGTAGAGATTATCACCTCCGAATTAAACCGAGCAAATTTCTTCAAATCTACCTCAGCTACATTCAGAGGACATTCAGCATTGTTAGCTAAATGTATAATCTCGGCAAAGAAGGGCACTCCTTCGCCATGTTCTTCAAACAATTGAGAAGCATCATCACAAACACAAACACGGTGCATTTCCGCATTATAATTTGTCCAATACTTCTCTCCAGTCTTCCTAAAATAAATATATGACGCATAATCCTTCATCTGTTCCTTGGTCAAATTCAATTCGCGCAAAAAGTCAATGGATAAAATCCAGGCTAATCTTGTCTTTCCAACTCCAGGACTACCAGCTAACTGGTAAAACTTAGGTTGTTGTCTAAAACCTCGTCCAGAAATAGGAGAAACACTAGCTTTCTTGTGCAATTCACGTATAACGTGAAAATATCCAACAAAAGCTTGTTTTTGGGTAGCTAAACCACCCAAACGTAGTGTCTCAATCATTTCCAACGATTGTCTAAACAATGAATCTACAAGATCAACCTGAACTCTACTTGTCAACAATTTGTTTTGGTTATCAATAGTTGATGCTTTACGAATTTCTTCACACAGCTTCGTCAATCTTCCTTCAATAGACGTCATTAATGTTGGGCTTTCACCCAAAATTTTCTCTTCACAAAATACAACAGCATTGTTCATAAATGATTTGGAATAACCATAAAT